AGTTGCTCCACTCTGGAAGCTCTCCGGTCACGGTCTTGTATATTGAGGCCAGCGCATTTCGTGCAGCATCGCGCTCCACAGCTAGCGCATCGCGCTCAGCCTTCACAACTTCCAGCTCAGAAAACAACGTTGCATAGTCACCGTGCGCCACGTATCCGCCCTTCGAAGTTTCAAACATGCCGGGGAGTCCTGACTCACAGCTGAAATCAGGTTCATATAGTTTTGTTTCATATACGTTCATTATTCACCCTTACTTTGCTTGTTTGATTTTCGCCACTCTGCCAATCTGCAGTAGTCGCAACAATATTTTCTGTTCTTGCTTCCGTAGAACTTCTTTTTGCATTCAATCCTTTGGCATATCTTTTCTGTTATTGCCATCTCTCACCTCTCGAAACTAATGATAACAGTATTCCGTTTCATTGCAACATAAAAAATGCGCATCCGTGCGCTTTTCTTACTTGATTGAGTTATACCAGGATTGCCAACGGTAAATGTTAAGGCGTAGGTCTGCCATGCACTTCAATGTTTCAACATCCGCCTGCAGATCATCATCGCTATTCGATTTTGGTTCTGACGCCTTGCACGGCTCTTTCATCAACTGCGGAGATGGCGTTGGTAGCAGTGACGGCCGCTGACTTGATGCGCATGCGCTCAGCATCATAATCACAGACAACACGATCAGGAACTTTAACATAACGAATAACATCTCTTGTGATAGTTTGGTACTTCGTTTCTGTGACCACCTTGACCTGCGCAGCCTCAGATTCTCCACCGTCTGCTTGCTTCTGTACTTCTTTTGCCTGCGTGATTTCAGATTTAACATTTTTCAGCTCCTGGCTGTTTGTATACCAACCATGTGAGAACCAGCCAAATGCGTACGACAGCAGCATCAATGCCATCGGCCATGCATATTTCACTTGATTTTCTCCTGTACGATTAACCTTGCACCCATCGCCGCAAGGATTAGAGCTACAGAAACCCACCGAGGAACGACATCATCAATTGCGCCATTGATGGCCTCGATGGCTGCAGCTATCGCCAACAGCTGCATGGAGCTAAGTTTGTGGGCGCTTTTCCACTGCTTGATTAGCTTCGGCATATCTCAGCCTCCACGGCGCGACGCTTAACCAACCCCGGCAGAACCTTCCCGCCCCCATAAACCCATTTGCTAAACTCGCCGCATGCTTGCTTTGAATAACCTTGTCGGAACAGTTTGAACATTGTTGATTTCTGCATGTTCCCGCACCCGGCATTGAACGTAATGGAAACGGCAGCATCAAACTGTCCCTGCGTTAGCTTTGAACCATTGGCGTATTTGTTAACGCATTTCTCGGCAGATGAGATGTTCTTAACCCAATCGCTAGCAATCTCATCATCCGTCTTTCGCTTGCCTGCAACGACACCATGTGTATTCCCGATGCCATCGGTTAATATTCCAGCCGGGCAATTGTACGGATCACGCCTGCAGCTCTCTGCATTGCCGATAATCTCCAATCCCTTCTCACTCGTTCGAATCTCATCCTTGTAATTCGATGTGACGATAGCGATGATCGCCGACACGGCGCAAACTGCCGCGCCACCTTTTTTGATTATTGACATTTTGAAATCTCCAATTTATGGGATTCCAGAATAACAAAAGCCGCACGGTGGCGGCTATGGTTTAATCTTTTGGCGGCTCAGGTAGTGGCATCCAGTGCGTGTAAGGAGCATTCTCTGATGGGCCAGTGATTTCATCATCCCCCTTTGCAACGCAGCAAAAATGCTCGTAGTTCTCGCCATGCCCACACCAGAATGTCGGTGCGTCGCCCTCTGGATCGATGAAGTCAAATCCAATTCTGACATCCTCGGGATAATCTCCGGGCTGATGTGGCGTATACACCAACACCATTACGCCAGCATCAGGCATTCTCTCACTACACTTAATCCATTCACTCATCACTTACCCCTAGCGCTTTGTTTATGGCTGCGTTAATTGCAGGGTTGTTATATACCTCGCCAGTTAACTCACCCTCATACATCTCAAGCTCCTTTCTGGCGCTCATTAATGCCTCAAGGAGATCTGGCGCAGCAGCTATAAGGTTGGCGTTTGCTTGCTGTTGATCACCATATCCACCATCTGCATCGGTAGGGCCACACGCCGCTACTTCCTGAATCAGGCCACCATTGATACGAGCCTCAATGTACTTTGTCATTGAGCCTGTTACGAACCACGGCCCAGGCGTTCCTTTAAATCCACTCATCACATAATCCTCGCTAGTTTGTGTTAACTCTGCTTGCTGTAAAATTGTCGCTCTTGGTGCTGAACATGTGGCGCATGCTTTTCTCTTTGCTTTCCCCGGCCACCTGGCGAACAAACATAAATCCATTTTTCTTCTGCGTCACTACATGGTGGTGCTTGGTTTCCATCCTTAGATACCTTGCCTCTTCTATGGCGGCTCCGATATCCGTGAACATATAACCTCACTGGAGTAATGATTTTGGCATTGATTCCGCAGGGTGCTTGCCGGAAAGAATGTCGCCATTTATCACTGCAGCCTGACCGCCATGAATCCTGGATAAAATCAGCTCCAGCTGCTCCATGGCATCCATTGGGCAATTTGCATTTATGTAGAAAGACATATTACCGACTATCACTTCATACTGATTCATTAAATCTCCCTATCACTTCTGATATATGATTAATTACTGCATCAGATCTATCCGACTTGTTTAGTAGGTATCTCGCAGCTCTAACAAGATCAACCACATCGGATCGATGGTAATACTTGCCATCATCGCGCTCAATTACCCCACCATGCGGCGCTGGCTCATAACGCTTAACCATCTTTCACCTCACCATTGAATACTAAGCAAAATACAAAACGCAACCATAACCAAAACACCCCACCAAGTTACTTTCATCGTTTCGCACCATATATTTTATCAGTAAAACATGACATCCAAATTTTTCTAATTTTGCTAGGAAGTTGCATTTTCGCCTTGGATACTGATGAGATAAACTCATCCCACTCAGTTTCAATCATCCATGAAGCCCCATTCAGTATGTTGCTTATATTACCCTCACTGTCACCGAACTTATCAGCAAGCTCTTTTTGAGATATTGGCGTTGTAACATAAAGCATTTTTATTTTTTTTATTTGCTCATCATTGTGTATATTATTTCTTTTGTTTCTTGCGTTTTCAGATGCGGTTACAAATCTGCAATTTTCAGGGCAGTAATCACCGTTTACATCAATCCTGTCAATTTGCATGTTTTTTTTGAAACCATTTTCAAGAGCCCATCTTGCAAAATTATCAAAGTTTAACCATTCCTTGCATACTTTTACCCCCCTTCCACCATAGTATTTGTTACCCATATCCTTTGCCATGCATCTTTGTATCATTCCAACGTATCTATTGTGAAGATCGCTCCCCTTTGGTGCTATTGCTGACTTTCCTCCACAGCACTTTTTTTGCTTCAGACCATCGCCTTTTTTTCTCTCCACTATCGAACCGCAACGATCACACTCAAAAAGAGCAAACCGAAATCTCTTAACGCCGGAAGAAGTCTTAACCTCCCTCATGCCAACATCTCTTATGTACCTCATCAAATCACCCTTTAATTTCCGTGTCAGATAAACATACCTTAATGGAAATCTTTCCGCAATCATTTTTTTCGCACTTTTTTATCCACATATACTCGATCTGACTGTCATCCAGTATAAACGCAGATTTAACAAGAGCATCCTCGTATGCTTTTAGCATGTTGGAGCAATCATATTTTCTATTTGTCGGTGGATGAAGATCCAACCCAATCCGCACCACACCAGAGATACCCTCCCCGCTTAATCCGATTGAATCAAGATGCTTACTTGCATCTTCAAAATAATCCCTACCCCTCTTGGTTGTTATCATCCTGCCTCTAACGCAAGCTCTTAATGCATTTACACTTGGAGGCCATGGCATTTCAAACTCATAATCCCAGCTCATAGTAATTTCTCCAGGGTGGCGGCCAACAAATCAAGCTCTCCGCACTTCAGTAGCTTCAGGTAAGTTCTATCGCCATGAATGCCATTAACGCCCTGGTGGCAGTCATAGCAAAGCGGAATGGCGATATAATCTGATTGCCTTTGCGCCATACCAACACCCTCGCGAAGATGATGGACGAATGTTTTCCCCTGCTGCGATTGCCCAAGCATGTCGCAGCAGATACACCCCATTTCGGCCAGTCGCCCCATGTGCACCTTACTCTTCTTGCTCATCGCGGATCCTTTGGTAATCTGAGCCATATGGAACGGTTAGAATTATCTTTCTCTCAGCCGCCCACACCTCTATCAATCGCATGTAGTGATACATCTCATGCTTACTAAGGCGCTTGGTTGATTTAATGCTGATGTGTTTGTCACCAAGCTGCACCGATCGAACCGGGCAATAAATCCCCTTGTAATACTCGTGAAGGTCTTCCGGATCAATGGCGCTTTCCGTGCGCCGGTTTACCTGCTTGGCAATCTCACTAAGCCATAGCCAGTAAGTGGAATTTTGCGGAATACTGCGCTTATCTACCCACTTTTTGAATTCTATACTTAGCCTAGCGCCATCACCCATGGCATTAAGCTCATCAACAAGCCTCTGCTTGATTAAATCCGCATTACCCAACCACATGCATAGCTTCAAAATGCACCTCTCACAATCCGATATAGACACCTTAAAATCGATGCAAAAACTTTAAATTTTTAACTCTTTGTCTATCTGATGCACAAAGTACGACAACCAAAGCTTTGCGCTGAACCCTCCAGGAGGAACGGCCGTTATCCTTTTCGCATGTCGATTAAGGATTTCCGTAGTGATTGCGTCATGCTCTTTCTTTGGCTTTCCGCTCACCCCTGAAACAATCTCGCTTCTGCATGCCCGCGCCACCGATCGCAGCGCGTTTTCAATCTCTGGCAACATGCCTCACCTCACAAATTTACGGTAACTATCCCAATCGAACGGAACCCAGATGCTTCCGCCCATTCGCATTCTGTCCATGATTCGAGGGCCAACCTTGCCCTCAAAATCGATGTTATTCAGATTTGTCAGCATGCCTATAGGCTTCTTGCTTGCCAGTCGGCGATCGACAATCGTGTTAAGCAGAATATCAACGTTGTCCGTTCCGTGCTGAATGCCAATCTCATCAAGAATAAGCAAATCAACGCCGCATAACCAATCAAGCAACTTGGCCTCTGACATCTCGCTATCCTTGCGATAGGTGTCCCGGAACTTAATCATCATCTCTGCAATCGTCACGATCAGCACAGACTTTCCAGAATTGATGAGCTGATTCGCTATTGCGGCCGCCAGGTGATTCTTGCCGGTACCAGGAAGCCCACTAAAGATAAACCCGCGCAGAACGCCGTTGAATGTATCGGCATATTCCCTAGCCTTTTTGAGCGCCGCCTGCTGTCCCTTTGTTGATGCGTTGTAGTTGTCGAAAGAGCACTCAGCATGCAGATCGCTGATTCCACTACGGCCCATAATTCGCTTGATGCGATTGTCATGGTTAGCCTTTGCGATGCGTTCAGAATCCTTTCGCCCCTCTTCCGCCTGGAATGCCTTCCATTCTTCGACAGTGCTAAACCGCTTTTCAGTTCCTGGTGGCGTTAACGCCTGCAATCTCTTAATAAGCGAATAGTCCATGTGGCCTCACTTACACAGAAGTCTAAACATGAAGTAAATAAATATACGCATCACAATTAAATCCATCTCTACTCCCCTTTGATTGATAGTCCGATGGCCATGATGGTCTTCTCTGTGGCAGTTATTCCATCGTTGTAACCTTCGGTATATTCAGTGTCGTTTTCCCCATCACCGCATAACGGTGGCGTATCAACCACGATGCTTGCTCTGGATGCTTTCCAGAAATCAAGAGCAAAGCGTGTTGCTGAATCTACATACCTGCCATCCCGTTTCATTGCTGACATGCCACGCGACTTAATCTCGCGCTCAAACTGCTTTCGGCTCTCTTCGTGTAGCTTATCCATGGTTATCTCCTTTGCTGTTAATCACTCAAACCCTTCTGGGATTTCGGTATCTGGTCGGCTTATCTCCATGATTCCACGCTTCTTGAATCCCTGGCGGAGTTGGAATAGGCCTTGCCAGTTGTTGTTCATGCTCTGTTCGACTATCTGCATCTGTGCCGATTCATTTCCACCAGCCAGCTTGATCAGGTTCGCCATTGCACGGCCTGAGCTTTGTGCGTTGTTCTGATAAGCCTTGAACTTTGCAGCCTTGCGAAACTCAACCCACTTCTGCCAAGCCTCAAGATTGAGATTATCAGGAGCGGTGAAACCGTCAGGTTTCTTTTCTTTTATATCTTTATTCTTCTCTTCTCTTCTCTTCTCTTCTCTGGTCTGCAATTTGTCCGCTTCTGATGCGGACGTTTTGCGCGCCTCTCTTTTCCTTGATGCTTCCTGCGCTCTACGCTTGGCAGACTGGCCGTTATGCTCATCAAACCGAGGCATTGATAGCGCTTCGTTCTCAAATTCTAACCATCCAACTCGCACCATCTCATTTGAGAATCCTGTAAATGAGATCATGTCATCGAGCGTTTGCGGACAATAACCGTCAAGTATTCCGTCGACAGAGTGGACATCGAACAGACACCATACTGCATGCAATGCGCCGATTACGCGCAATCTGTCCGCTTTCAATGCGGACGAAATGCGGATAACTTTTGGATGGGTGTGTAAATCAGACCTCATCTTGATCCAATCACCCGCCATAATTCATTCTCCCAACGCGATGAACTCGCTTACTTTCATGTTGAAAACTGATGCAAGCTTTTCAATGGTTTCCTGGCTTGCCTTTTCGCTATTGGCAATCACAGAGGCTCTAACCCTTCCAACGCCAAGCTCTGCTGCCAGCCAGCCAACTGATTTCTCACTCTTGGCGATAGCCACCTTTACCGATTTACCTACGTTCATAATCCCTCCGCCGTTGTGTGATACAAACAATAATATCATTAGCGATGCATGTCAATAATATTGACTACATATTTATCCATGTGTATGATTGAATCACATCGCGGCATCCGACCGCGCAGACAGAAGGAAGTTATGATGGGTGATGTTGGTGATTACTACAGGGATTTAAAGGAATTCCACAAGGAGAGAAGAAGGAATGCCAGGAACGGAGCGCATGAAAGGGCAAAGGCATTCTTTGCAAAGAATGGAGTCCAGTTTGAAGAGGGCGTTAACACACTGATATTCAGGACTGACCTAGGGACGGTAGTTTATTACCCGCCAAGCCAAAGAATGCAGCACAAATCCACATGGAAAGATTGCGGGCCTGCACATTGCATGAATTATGTAAAAAAACTAAGAGGATGATTGGATGAGTAACGTGGTTGAATTCGTTAAGCAGCAAGAAAGCATGTTCGTGGGGGCTCTATCTGATAATTCTGTCAGCTGGGCCAAAGAGAGCCAGTTCGCCATCCAGGCATTTCAGAAGAATGATTTTCTGGCAAAAACGGCAATAGGAAATCCAGCGAGCGCGCAGAACGCCATCATCAACGTGGCGGCGATCGGCATTACACTGAATCCTGCAAGCAAGTTGGCATATCTGGTTCCGCGTGATGGCATGGTGTGCCTTGATATCTCTTACATGGGCCTATTGCACCTAGCGCAAGCAACAGGAGCAATCAAGTGGGGCCAGTGCAAGCTGGTTCATGCCAATGACCAATATGAGTCTAACGGCCTGGATACCGCTCCAACTCACAAATACAACGCATTCGGTGAGCGTGGAGAGGTTATCGGCGGCTATTGCACCGTTAAGACTGCTGATGGTGATTACCTTACCGAAGAAATGAGCCTGGCAGAAATCAAGGCCACAGAAGCCACTAGCAAGGCAAAGAATGGCCCATGGAAAAACTTCTGGTCAGAGATGGCGCGCAAGACGATTGTTAAGCGTGCATCCAAATACTGGCCGCGCTCTGATCGCCTTGATGGGGCAATTCACGTTCTGAATGAAGAAGAAGGAATTCATCAGGCGCCAGAAATGGCGCACACACCGCAAGAAGTTATTGAGTCAACCGAAGCGGAACAGAAACAACAGATTATCGATGCAGCCAGCGAACTGTGCGACAAGATGGCGCTAGCTGAGAGCCTTGATGAACTTAAGGCGTTGTTCGCTGAGGCATTTAAGATGACAAGGGGCATGAAGCTGCAGCAGTCAGTTCAGGCCATTTATCATGACTGCAAGGTTAAGTTTGAGGTGGGAACTAATGAATAAGCTATACGATATTGCAAACGCATACGCCGAACTTTCAAACTCTGATATGGATCCGGAATTCATCAAGGACACCCTAGAAGGAATCGAGGGTGAGTTTTGCGACAAAGCTGAGCAGATCATAAAATTAATCAAAAATGAGCAGGCATATGAGGACGCGCTAAAGGCTGAGGCTGTCGCATTTTCAGAGCGAGCAAAGGTATCGGCAAATAAGATTGAGCGCCTTAAAGAGTATCTGGCGGCGCAAATGGAGCTGTCTGGACTCAATAGCATCAAGGCTGGGATGCAGCAGCTAACGGTTCGCGCTCCAAGCAAGTCCGTTGAGGTTGTCGACGCTGGATTAATCCCGGCAAATCTGGTTGAGTATGAGACTACCATCAAGCCAATCAAACTTGAGATTAAGAAGCTGCTTGAATCTGGCCAGGACATACCAGGGGTTAAGCTAAAAACAGGCAAGCCATCATTGCTGATTAAGTAGAAATAGAAGCCATTAGCCCGCCGAGTGCGGGCATTTTTTTGAGGTAAATATTATATTGCATACCATGTGGCAAAGATTCAGATATTGGAAGATGTGGATTGGATTTTCTGGCGCATATTACAAAGTAAAGATGGAGGCAAGGAGTGAGAAATTGCAATGATGAAATTAGGGTTGGAACTTGCGCAGCGAGGTTCGATATCATAACAAATCGGTGGATGATCACAGGCCACATCCCCACATCAAATCCATTGAAAGCGCAGAGATGCGCCGAGATTGAAAACAACAAGCAAAACAAAAAGCCCCAATGAGGGGCTTTACTTTATCTCGATGATGAATGTAAACTCACAAACAGAAACACCCACCATGCTTCACAATCATCCTTGCTGTTCTGCCCGGCCTCATCCACCGGGCATTTTTTTATCCTGCAACATGTGACAATCGACGATGACCCTTTCTAACCTCCGCAACAATAGACTTGCTGCAGTTTGTTACCTCAACCTGGTGAACCTTGTTGCCGCATTTAACTGAATAAAGCGTTTGATGGTTCTTGTTGCGATCACCGTGCTTATATTGATGTGATTTTATGGCTGCTTCTGCGGCCGCTTGTTCAAACCTATCGGATGCGTTCTTGATTATCTGTTTCATTTCTCGGCATCCTTCATCATGAGGAAGACGATCATGGCGGCTCGGAGTGGGTTTCTATCTACATGGACATTGTTGCAAATCGGGGTTTTTCCTAGATAACCATCTATGGTTTTCGCAACCGGAATTCCACCATCCCAAAATATAGTTATCTTATTTTCCAAAATAATCGGCCATGCATCTGCCGGGTTGTTGCAGGGGTCAAATGTTCCTTCTTCTGCTAGCTCTACAGTGCGTAGTCCAATATGAAATGCAACCTGACAATTAACTTCATAGTCACTCATCTTGCTGTAATCGGTCATTGTTAAATCCTTGCTTGGCGTAAAAGTTGATCGAACATGCGTGAGAACTCACCGGATGCCATTGCGCGAATGATGTACTTTGGTTCTGTCATTGAGTCGCGCTGCAGTCGGATGGCCTGGCTATCCAGAATCATGGCTCTAACCTCTGGCGGTATGCTGTCTGGATGGAACTTAAAATCTGGAGCATTGTTGATTATGTCATCGCAAATCTCACGCATGCTCTTTGGTATGCCGCGCTGAACATATTTACGAATGGCCTCGCGCATGGTTTCTGGTTCTTCAATATCAGGCATCGATACGCCGACCATGGCGACTCGCCATATGCAGCTATTGCCTGATGTGCGGCCGGTGCGGTAAATAACACCAGCGTTAATTAGCTGAACGCAAACGCGGCAAACTGAGTCAGGCGACGTCGTATGTAGCGAGTTAGCCTTGATGCGTAACTCCTTCTGATTTATTCCTGGGTTCTTCTTGATTACCTCTAAAATCGCATCCTTTGCTGTTCTGTACTTTTTCATTTTTCACCCCATCCGATGAATGTTGATAGTGGAACTTCGAAGTAATTCGACAGCTTCATCAGCGTGTCGTGTGTTGGATTTGCGTGTCCGCGCAGAATGTCGCTAATGGTCATTGGGCGAATGCCCGTTGCCCTAGCGATGTCACTCTGCAGCTTTACTCCCTTCTCTGCCATGCCTCGCATAACGCTCTTTCTTAGTGTCTTCATGTTCTTGACCCCTTTCACAGAATAAACCCCATCAAATAACCTACATGCTCAATGTACATACATTAATGATTCGTGTCTATACATAAATAGATAGAATTGACATTGACAAGGGGCTGGCTATGCCCGATACTTCAATCATACAAACAAGCGAGGTGGGTTATGAAAATTATCGACATGAAGGCATTTGAAGAAGCGCAGTGGATGAGCAAGATTGCGGTTGGCAGAGCTATCACCAAGATAAGCCCGAGCGCATATTGGGAAAACGCAATGCTTGCCCTAGCTGAGGCGTACGGGAGGGTTATGAAATGAAAATCCTTAGCGCAATGAGGCTTGAGACATTCTACGTAATGCACGAACAGGCAAGTAAATTTACACCGCATGAAATAGAGGTTTCATATGTAATAGACGGTGACAAAATGGAAGTAATCCCGCAGATTGATAATGAGGCTGATAGAAATGACATTCTGTAAAGTTTCATCAGATGCAGATAGCCATGCTGAAGATATGGATCGCAAGGATTGGATTCTTGAGCGCACGATGGTTCTGGCAGCGAAAGGCCATGGCATTCAATCGGCAATGCACATGGCAACGCGCGAGTATGACGAGGATCCTGATATTGATGCTAGCGACGACAGGATTGATTGGTAAGAATAAGCCCGGCATTCCGGGCTTTTTTTTATACTGGATCTTGTATTTTTCCGAATCCTTTCCATCCGCCAGGGGATCCGCTTTCTATGCAAACAAAACCAATCCATCCGCTAGGGGTTGGGTTTGTGTTTACTACGGTATCACCAATGGAGAATGTGCCGGTTGTTGGTGCCGCGGTTCCTAATATTTGCTTCCTATTTGTACTCATGAAATTAACATTTATACTAGCTTGGGTTAGGGTTCCTGTTACCTTGTTGCCTCGCCACACCCCGCCTTGAGATCCAAATGATGCGTTTCCAGTAATTACGCAATCACTAACAATCATGTTTTTAGATCCAACGCCAATAGTAACATCACCATTTATTAGTGAGTCATTTATCATTACCGCTATGGCGCCATTTGATGTTGAGTTTCCAGAGATATTCCCATTAAATGTGCAATGAGAAAATTTAACAACATTGTCTGGGAATCCTATCAAAATGTCAGCGGTAAATGTGCAATTTTCAAACTCTTTGAATGATGATGTTGCTAAGTTTCCAAGGAAACTATGAACGTTTACCCCGTTAAATCTGCATCTTGCACTGCTACCATCTGTAATTAGATAGTCCAGGCCATTTGGAATGCACCTTGCGCTATCAACATAGAGCTCACCACTGCCATGCCTTACCACTCTATATTGCTCAATACCACCACCGTTATAGCTTATAATTCCCTCTCTTAGCCTTAGCGCGGTGCCGCCATCGGTTCCTGTGATGTTCCAGTTGGCGTTGTACTCCATGTGGCATTTATTGAATGAGTTATTAATCCCACCCTGCCAGTCGATTACCGGTGATACCTTGTGGTCTTCAAACTGGCAATCGTTGAATCTAATATAGTTTGTTCTGTCGCTTCCAAGGGTGCTAATGCAGTGAATGGGTGAGAATTGAGTTTTTGTCGTGTCGAAGCTATCAATCAACGAATCACGATTTCCGCTAGTTCTTCCGCAATCAAATAAGTCCACCTGTTCAAAAACACTATCTTGACATTTATCAATAAGCAGTCCGGCACCATCAAATTTCTCAACGGTTAAATTTCTGTATACTGAGGAGTACTGATATTGCAAATAAATGCCATGGCACTTACTAAGGAATCCTCCAGATACATTGCCAATTAACTGTATGTTTGATATTTCAATACCAGCGAATCCCTCTTCGGCAACGTTGGTTGGGCTTCTTCCGGGGAAGTGTAACGCGCCTTTAGATTCATTTCCTCCTGGGATCTGAACGAGGAACGTGGTGCAGTCCTTGCCATGTCCGCGAAGTTTAATGCCGCAGTTTGTTTGAAATTGAACCACTGATTTTAATTTTAGTGGAGATGCTCCGCTGGCCTGCGGAAGGATGAGCGTGCTCTTTCGAGATGCATCTGCCGCCTTCTTCAATCTTGGCCCAACATCATCAATGAATTTACTAACGCCAAACCATTCGGCATGAAACTGTCCAGGCACTGGCATCACTCTACGCCAGCGCTTACCTGTTGGAGTTACGGCAACCGTTCCGCCATCATCAGCAAGCGTTGTTGATGGGTCATAATAAAACTGACCAGAACCGATTAGCGGAACCACTGATTCGAATTGCCTAAGAAGTATCATTTGATAGGGGGTTGTAGGCTCAATGGTTCTAAGATCGGAAAAGCTTTCGCACTGACCGATCATCTTAAAACCATCATCAGCCTCAAGCTTCCCGGCAAACTGATCCGGATCATAACCAAGAACATTTGGGAAGTAGAATTGTTGTGCGCCATACGAATCAAGCACAGTCATGCTGTGACCCTGCTCCGTTACGAACTTTGATATCTGCCCGTTATATACCGGGAAACCGCCAGCATTGGTTCTCAGTGGCTGTGGAACTGGCGTTAAAGAACCATCCTCTCCCTCAACATATACCTGCAATTGGTTCTGCGGGATGGTTGGGTCTGAATCTATCTTTCCTATGAATATATTCCCATTAAATACAGATGCGAATCTGTTGGGCATCGTGAACAATTGGCTAGGCATGCTAACGACAACATTTGGCTGAATATTTGCCATGGTATTACCCCTATAGGTGTTTGCGCTCAGTAAGTATACATGTTGACTTCGGCGGTGGATAGTTGTAGGGTTTGGTCATCGGGAAGGCGTGGAACCCAACCAGATTGCAGCGCAAGGCGCGAAGACATAACGGCGAAAAATTGAAGCCTACTTGAGGTGCTGTCGTCGCAGCCGTTCCAACTCAAGTGGGCTTTTACTTTTGAGGTTTTTATGAACAATTCATTATCAATTGTTAGCACAAAAACAATGAGCAGCCGTGAGATTGCAGAGCTGACTGGCAAGGAGCACTACAACGTTTTGCGCACCATCCGAGATCTGATAGACGGTAAAATTTTATCCCCTCAGATTGAGTTGTTAAAATCTGAGTACAGAGGACGCGAGCTTGAATATTATGCGTTAAACAAAAGGGATTGCCTGGTGCTGGTGGCCCGGCTATCCCCAGGGTTCACGGCGGCGGTTATTGACCGCTGGCAAGAGCTGGAAAAAAACAATCAAAAGCAACTGCCGTCAAACTACATTGAAGCCCTAGAGGCGCTAGTGGAGTCTGAGAAGCAAAAGGCAATCATGGCACCAAAGGCTGATTTTGTTGACAGGCTAGTAGATAGAGATGGCTTGATGAACGCTACTCAAATCGGCCAGCACCTTGGAATGTCAGCGAAATCATTAAATCAAAAGCTTGATGAGATGGGGGTTTACAATAAATCCGTCAAGCGATCAAGAGTGTTTCAGCAATGGTTTATCGATAAGGGGTATGGGAAGATGAAGCAGTCACAGGATGGGTACCCTCAAAATCTTTTCACTACACACGGTCAATATTTCATATCAAACAAGCTGATTGGGGGTGCAAAATGATCTCTAAGCTAACAAACATCATAGAAAGCCCATGGTTTCCTTCACTTGGTGGATTCATAGAGTTCTGTGTTTTTTGCACATGCACAGCAATCGTTTTTGTTGTTGTTAGATTGCTGTTCAGGCGCGGCCTTCTTCTTCTTTCTGTTGTTGGAATTGCAGCTATATCATTGATTATACTTGCCATTGCAGCACATCCATCAGCCGCAATTAGCCTTCCTACATTGCTAATTATCATCTATGCGATGAAGATGGATGCAAAAAGAAAAGAAGAAGAAAAAAAGAAATTGGATGAGATTGAACGTCAGTCATGCGAATACCTAAATTCATCCAGGTTTTAACTTGCTATTGGTGCGCCATCCGTGGCGCAACAAGGTCACTTATCTTCTTTCATTCCACTAAGCGTTGCTACGATTCCAGCCTTTGATAGTCGGCTAAAATCAGTATCTCCTATCGCTTCCCTTAAAGCCTTAACGGCTGCCTTGTTGGATAGAAATCTGCGCTCAGCGTCAGCAACGGCCTGCGGAGTTGCGCCTGATTTAACGGCCTTTGTCGCCTCCTGGATTGCCTTCTCTATGGCATATCTTCCGCTTCTTGATGTAGCAACGCGGTCTACAATAGATCTAGCGCCTGATGAAAGTGCGGCCCCAGCAGCAGCGCCTGCAACTCCACCACCAAAACCACCAACAACAGATCCAGTTGCTGAGTTGGTCATGGCATTGACAACGCCTTGAACCATCTTAGGCAGTCCATTATCAAGTGATTTCAAAACTTCCGTAGTTCTTCCTGTCTGCTCGACATATTGAAGCGGCTTTGTTGCTGCTTTCGCCAGCGTTCCATATGCATCGGCAATCCTGCCAAGATCTTTGGAGTAGCGGCTGATTGCAGCCACGTTCTGCGGCGTGAGAATCGTTGCCAAATGGCGAACTCCTGCGGCCTCTGATTTCCCTCCGCGAACACCTTGAGACAATGCATCTTGCAGGATTGAAGCAATTGCCGGTGCCCTCTCTGCTTCTGGCAGTGCAGAGATTATTGAGTGGAATCCGCTAGGGCCATTCAATCCTTTTGCTGATGCGGTCTGCAGTGCTTTAACTCCGTTGGTTATCAGTGCATCATTTGCCAGCCCGCGTCCGAACACCGATTCTGCGCTATCCTGGGCAGCAAATCTTGCCTTGGATAAATCATTGGCTCTAGTCCACGCATCAAGGAATCCACCCTGGTCGGCCATTACTCGCATATCTTCCGTTATGCCTGCCCTTACCTCTCCAGCGCGTCGAGCGGCATTGGCCTCTCCGCTACGGATGTATTTCTGTTCAGCGTCGGCAAACTTAGCTCTCCAGGCCTTCATGCCATCAAAGGTAATTCCTTTTGAGTTGTATGCTGATGCCAGCTGCTTCATTTCTGGAGTTAATGGAACACCGGCCGTGCGCTCACCTTGAATTACAGCGTTGGCATTGCTAAGCCTGGCCCTCTGCTCTGGCATTGTCGCCCGCACATCATTCCAAGCTGACTTTTCAGCATTCTTTAGCTCATCGAGATTGGTCATGATGCGCTGTTTAATGTCAGCGCTTTTCTCGGATGCGGATCCTGCAGCCGCCCCGAAATCATCAAGGTTTTTATTCAGCTTTGAAGAAATCTCGTTGAATGCCGCAAGGTGCGCGTCCTGAGTTACTCCTGGAGTTGATGATAAAGCACCCTCCGCCTGAGCAATTCCTCGACTTCCTGAGCGCATGCCGGGGGTTAACGCATTGATGTCTACCCCAGCCGTCTCGGCGGCCTTTGCAATATCAGGAGTGATACTTGCTGCCTGCTGTGAAACCTCCTGCCTTCCTGATGCAGATCTTACCGCTTGAGAGACGTCATTTGCAGTTTCCAAACCCTGCTGGGTTGGAATTGCCGCGGCCGCCACCTCTTCCGCCTGTCTTGTTCCAGGCATTAGTGCCTTAACCCCCCTCGACACTAGCGGGCCAGCACCCATCAATGCGGCATTTAGTCCGCCCTCAATTGCGGCATTAGTTGCAAAGTCTCCTTGCTGATTTGATGCGTTAGCCAGAGTGCCAATTACAGCGCCAGCAGCCGGGCCGACTCCAGGAGTCAAATACCCACCAATTGCCTCACCAGCCTGAGCATATGGATCTGTCGGCCTATCTACTGGTCGCCATACTGGGTCAAGAACATTTCCAGCACCAAGAGCAGATGCCGCGGCATTAACAAGACTGGCGCCACCCTGAGCAATATCAAATGGTATATTTGCCAGCCCCCTAGCGGCCTGCGCTGGAGCCGCCGCGGTTTCTGGTGAAACATATTGCAAATCTGGGTTTAGATTTGATTGTGCAATGTCTTGTTGTGGTTGCTGTTGCTTGCCTTGCTCAGCAATGAATTGCGCTCTCTTCTCATCCCATGAACTTGCTGTTGGCTGACCGCTTTGCGCGTTCTGATATTGCGCGCGTTTTGCATCCCATGATGATGTATCACCAATAGATGCGATCTGCTGATCTACGCCGGAAAGATCTGGATATTGCAGGGGTGCATCTCTATTCCCTCTGGCCGCCTGTGCATATTGAACAGCCTCGCTATCTGGAGGGATAACGCCAGCATCTGCAAACTTCTGCACATAGTCTGCAGTTTCGGCGGGAATTGATGCCTTTCCAGAACGAACGGAATTGATGCGGCCGTTGCCAGCATTGTATCCAGCCAGCGCCATGCCAATATCACCATTGAAGCGCTGGAATCCCTTGCTTAAGTGATTGGCAGCAATATTTAGCTGATCTTCGTATGGCAACGTAGCAGGATCAACACCCTTCAGCCCTGCATCTTCCATGGCTGATGGCATTAACTGACCGTATCCTGATGCACCCTTGCTTGAGCGAGCATTTCCACGCCCGCTGGACTCTATTCCAACGAGAGTTTCCATCGTCCCAGCAGGAAAGCCATATTGGCTATCCAGCCCACGTGCATATGAAACTTGTTTTTCACTCAGTGACATCTCAGCCCCCGCCCATTTTCTGCTGGTAGTAGCTTTCAGGTAAGTAACCATGGGCCATAATATACTCCTTAACTAGCGCAGGGTCTTGCAGCAGCATCTGCACGTCTGTTGCTTCGTCTTGCGATCGAGTTACCGGGATTCCTAGCTCTGATATTTGACGTTTCTGCATGCGAACAACTGTATCCTGGGCCTTGTTAAGTTCTTTCATGAACTCAGCATTGCTGGTGGCCCCTTTCAGGTTGTTTTGTGACTGCATTAGGGCCGCTCGCTCACCCTCAGTTGGGTTGCCGCCAAACGTTCCGCGCAGCGCTGGGAGAATAACCTTTAAGTTGTATTCGTTGGTTTTGCTTTCAAGCGCTTTGGTGTCATCGGTAAGGTTTGGAAGCTTACCAAGAACGCCGCCTTGATTTCGGCTAACCGCAGTCGGATGCTGTCCGACAATATTTGATAGCTCAGTGCCAACCTTTAACGCCTGGTTAAGGCTATCAATGTTCCCAGCAACAGAATTTATCTTCTCAGTTTTCTTCTCTTGCTGCGCCTGCTGAACCTTTCCGATATCGGCCTGAATCTTTTCCCTTGCCAGGTCATTATCGGCCCGACCTAGCTGAGCCTTGAGGGCCAGCTCCCTAGTTCGCAATTGTGTATCTGTTTGCGCCTTGAATCTGTCGATATCTAAGCGCTGAGCGCCTTGCTGCGCATTTTGCTGGGCTGCGTATGCAGATGTGTTGGCATTCTGCTGCGCAATGCCACGGCCTGTCATAGCGTCCTGTGTGGCATAATATTTGTCAGGCCCAAGCGCAGCCATGCCCAAATGATCAGCAAAGTCACCAAATCCTTGCGGATTCTGCTGATACATCTGAGCCACGTCTTGTGGGTTAATACCAACCCGAGTCAAATCACCAGAATTTGACTGCAGCCAATTACCCATCATTTCTGGATTTTGCGCCGCAATTCGTGCGGATGCAGCCAAGCTTCCAACAGTGTCTCGCTGATCTTGGTCAATAAAACCCATTCCCTTTTGAACGGCGTCAAATTGATCCGGGTATTGTGCAACCAGGTTTCGCATAGCAGATCGGTCGCCACTGGCAAACGCCTTTGCATATTGTTGCTTGAAATCAGATTGTGCTTGCGCCTGCTGATTCTGCTGCAATGCCCCCATTACTGAACCGATACCCTGAACTGCCTGCAATCCGACGTTGTTAGCTCCAGATCGCTGGCGCTCATTGTTCTGTTGAATTAATCCCAGCGTAGCATTCACATCACTTGCTTGCGGGGCGTTTGAATTATTCATTCCGATACCGGCCAGCAGGCCGCCTAATTCTGCCATGATTTACCCCTTACAGTAGTGATCCGATTCCGCCGATTGCACCGCCGATTGCTGCACCCCACGGCCCGCCAACAGTTGCACCCATTGCCGCACCACCAGCCGCACCGGTAAGGAAGCTTTGCGCGCCAGATGGCTTATTGGCATTTGCAGCACTTGCTGCCGCCTGTTGCTGATATAGCTGGCTTGAGTTGTTGGCATATGATTGACCGGCATTAGCCTGCCCCTGCAGGGCGCCAAGGCCGATGTTGGCCAGGTTTTGATAGTTACCCATCTGATTGTTAAGCCATGATTGACCGAGTTGCGGTGCAATCGTTGCCAGTGAGTTTTGCGCTGTAGTTGAACCAAGTCCGCCGGTAGCCTCAGCAGAAGCTAGCATTTGACCACGTGTCTGGTCAGCAAGTCCTTTGTATTGAGCTGAATTGTAATATCCATTCAGAGCGTCGTTCTGGCCCTGGAGGGTTGATAGACCTTGCATTTGCTTTACATACTGCCCGGCCAAGGGAGTGAACTCAGATAGGTTATTCATGACCGTTTGCCACTGCTCGCGCTGCAGGTCAATTCCGCGATTCGTCGCCTCTGCCTGCGCACCTGCGCCGCTATCTCCACCCTTCATCAAGCCATGCATTGGCTGCAGCTTGTTTTTCCATGATTCAGTTAAGAACATGCTCATTTGTCATCCTCCGGCTTATCTTTTTCCTCTTGCTCTTGCTGCTGTTTATTTAGTTCTTTGAAAATAGGATCAGACCAGTGTTGGCGCTGAGCCGCAACCATTCCACCAGAAATTCCGTCGCCACAATCGCCGCCCTTCATGTAGGTAATGCCATTGGATGCTTTGTTAATCAGGTTGAAAATGTTCATTTGAGTAATTCCTCATATTGTGAGCGCTTTAGTTGATACAATGTTACACCAACAGGGTTTCCGTTGCTTAAATATGCGTCATCAAGATGCCCGACTTTTGTTGCTCCAATTAGTCTGATGATTATCCGCCCATATTTAGTCGTATCGGGAACCATTGTGACGCTATTGGTGAATGGCGAGTTATCCAGCAGCCATTTGCAAAACAGCTTATGCCCATCTAGAGCATATGCGCCACGGAATCCAGGGTCATAAATGGCATGGCATTCAACCACGTTATGCCAGAAGTTTCTAACCTCATGCACCCCGACCAGTAGCAATCCTTCATAAATACCAAGATAGATTGCATCCGGTTTAATAAAATACTTTCCACCAGTATCTACGATGTTCCCGGTATTCCTTGCGTCATTCAAAAACTCGGCCAGTTTAATTGGATTGTCTACAAGTTTAATAATCATGCGTTAATTAGCCCATGTCCAGTTGTCGCAGCCAGCGCATCTTGCAAGGCTTTGATCACCCTTCTTGCCTCAACCAATCCAGCGGCAATGGCCTGCACTTCTGCTTGTGAGTATAGTGCGCCAGCTGGGTAAGCTGTTGCGGCGTTAATTCCACCCTTAAGAGCTGATCCGGTTGATGCTGCCCATCCAGTTTGTTGCGCCGAAACAACCTGCAATCCTGCAACTTTGTAGGAAACGCTAACGTTCTCTGAGCCGCCAACTTGTAACTTGTCAGCAGTTGGTGATGGTACGTTACCAATCAAAAACGAACCACCAGATGCCTGAACGGACTGGCTTGTTGATACAGCCTTTGATACATAGTTTGGCTTTATCCCTGCAATATCGCTTTCTGTGACATCTACTCTACTATCAAGTGATAATATATCTCCTTCAGCTGCAGTAACCCTAACCCCAAGAGCATCAACATCAGTTCTAAGATCAACAATCTTACCCTCTGCAGTTGTCACCCTAATATCAAGAGCTTCAATAGCATTGGTGTTTGCAGTTATCCTAATTTCATGGTCAGCAACTGTAATCTCTAATGAATCAATCCTTACTGAGTGATCAGCTAAAATTACATCTTGCTCATCATTCTTAACCTGCGCGTCATATGCGCCCTCGGCTGCTTGTTGAGCTTTATCGGCAACCTTCTGAACATCATCGCTTCTATTTATTAGGCTGTCACGAAATGGTATTGATGATCCAGGAGGGAAGGTGTTTGAATCAAGCCTTCCGCCTTTTAACTCAATCGGATCTGTTAGGTTTCCATCAGCCATTAATCAACCCTCACCTTGCAGTTAGCCATTGTCGCCGGGGTGGCACCTACCATCCTAATCTTGAATCCGATTTTTGTTCTTACCCTCCCAACCTTTCTCCACAGAGTCCTGCTCATCCAGCGCCATGGAGCATCAGAATTAACTAGCTTCTCCATTCCATAATTTATTCCATCCTCTGTAGAAGAAACAAATACATGATTCACCACCGCAGACGCACCGGTATTAACCTCTATTTCAAAGTCTGAGACGATAGCGTTTTCAGCAGGAATCAATGGCGTGTACATGATCAGCTCTTGGTCTTCCCCGTACTGGCTTGATAGTGAGTCTGTTTGCTTGCCAAGAATTGGTGATAGCTTGTCGCCGCATGAAATCACATCGCCTTCATTCATAAAGTCGATCGCCCGGTAAACATCATCATTAAGCCCGGTCTTTAGGATGCTCCACGCCTGAATTCCCATTGATTGACTAGCTACCGCGTCATATATGAGGGTGTGGCGCGGAAGGTGAATGATTAGGAACTTATGCGACTTGATGTAAACCCTTTCGCAAACCGTGTCAGCAAGCTCAGCGGTCGAGTACTCGCTCAATATCTGATTGATTTGATAGTTTGCGATTTCCTGATATGTTCCTCCGGCGCTTGCCATCATATAAACGGATGGCTGACCGCGTGAAGGGCTGGACACAAACGCGAATGTGTCAAGGTAATCACACACAGCGAATTGCCCCGCTATGCCTATGCGCACCATATAAGATGGCTGTGATTGCAGTATTGACTGAGCGTTACCGGTTAAGCTAAAGAATTCAATAGTGGATGAGCCAAAGCACAGTACATAATCGCGCCATTCCCTTAATGCTAGAATGCCATCTGGCATACTCTCTGCTCGGTAGAATGGAGCAACCTTGTCCGGCTTTGATTCATCGTCAAGGCTTGACACCCAAATAGTATCGGTTCCCTTCTGTGCGAAGATGTAGCGCTGACGAAGGTGGGTAACGTCACCAACTGCACCCCAATCAAAAGGGGTTGGAACTACAGATGTCGGCCAGTTGCTGAAAACCTTGGTTACGCCGTCATAGCCATAAAGAACAAGGCTTCCATTGGATGACACGCCCTGGCTAGCCCTTGAGTGGGCCATTGATATTCTATCCGTTCCTGAAACATCACCTACTTCCTCGCGATTTAGATAAAGCTTTCCACCCATCACTCGATATGGAAGCTCTTTAACGGTATTCCATTGCGCCCCGCGAGAAACGCCATCAACATCTTGTTGCTTAACCAAGCCTGGGAACATGCGCATGTAGCCATTCACGCCAACGACCGGGCGCGGAACTGGAATTACATTGACAGGAAACTGAGTAACCCAATCCATGGTTGATGCGTTCTTGCTATCGCCATAGACCAAGGCTAGTTGCTGAATTTGAGACATAGAAAAACCTCCCGCTGATTTACATTGATTGTAATCGAAACGGGAGGCTTTGGGTATTGACAAGTTTACTTGATTAGTGTTGCCGCATACTCGATGAGATATAGCTTTGGAGCTAACAGTATTTTAATCCACCCTGTTGATGCGATTGAAAAAGATAAAAATATAATTGATGACATTATAAATACTGGCGTTGAAAGCAAAACACTGGTAGTGGTTCCAGATCTCATAACTCGGTCATACTCGCGGCTTGTAAGGTCGCCGCTACCATTGTATCGAGTCCATGGCTCACCATTCTTGTAGTCACCCCTTGCCGCATTCTTGATGCTATTTATTCTTTCTCGTTCATATCTCTGCAGCCTGGGAACTATCTTAATGCAGTAGATGGATGCAATAGCGCATGAAGTCCAAAGGATAAACCACATCGCACTTATGACGGCATTCCACACCAGTAACTGATGAATCACATCAGGAATCTGCGCCTGACTGAACTCTACAGCCTTATCAATCCCACTAACCGCACGATTCAATAAATCAACCAAAACCTTCTGAGCTTGCTCGTTCATATTTCCTCACGAATCCAATTTTGTAGGCAACTCATCAGCAGATAAATCCTGCATCATGATTTCTATCTTGATAACCTCCAGCGCACCTATCAGGTAAACTGGGTCAACCTCACCATGAAACTGCCTCACAATCTCACGCAGGCCATCCATGAAAATGTCGATTGGCTCTTGCTCTGGCTCAATCATACAACTACCGCTAAAATAAGAGCTATCGCCGCACCAGTTACCGTGCTGAGTATCGTCAGCAGGACGCCAAACATAAACGAGTAGATATCAAGTTTCATGCTCACCACCCATACATGAATTCAACGGTTGATACGATAGCCAGCAGTGACAGCATCATGATCGCAAATGATTTCTGAGTCATCATCAATCCTCCAGCTTCACGCCAGGGATTTTACCGTCGGCGATGGCGTCGTAGATAAACTTGGCTGAGTTAAGCGGGTCTACTCCATGTGAGTCAATTGCACCGGTGATAAATTCAATAACGGCATCGCGCTTCTTATCTTCTTCTGAGCGGATGGGGCGGAATCTGTATGGGTTGCCAACTATGTAACTGGAGCCGCTTTCTTTAATCATCCAGAAATCAGTGAATCCAGTGGTTAGGTTTTCATATATGCCAGCAACAGTAACCACTTCCCACTCTTGTTGAGTGGTGCCGCCAGGGCAATGCTCACATCTAACACCAACCGGAGGCAACCCCACTCCATCCCATGATGGTTCGGTGATTGGTTGGCGTTCGGCGATGATGTCTTTATCCATGATTTGCATACTCCCCATGTTTGCGCTCCCTAATAGCCTTCAATGCTTCAGCCGCTGACTCCTTTGTATCAAAGTATCCAAGGTCATGCTTTATGCCGTTTACCGCTATTCTTGCCCTCCATTTCCCCGCATCCTTTTTGAAGGAGACGCCTTTAACGCCGGCTTGGTTGCTGCTGCTTAGTCTAGAATTCCATTGATTTTGACTATCCGTAGCAAGGCGAAGATTTTTAATCCTATTGTCGTCTTTTACGCCATTTATGTGGTCAACCAATTTCCCATCAATGCTTCCATACTCAAGTAAGTATGCGAGCCGATGAGCCTTAAATCGCCCACCTAAAATCTTAATGTTAAGATAACCATTACTATCTTTAATGCCAGCAACTGCGCCAACGACAACTCGATTAGCTTTAATTGATGCTTTCGCCTTCCATGTGAAAACACCAGTATCTCTGTTGTAATCAAAGAATCTAGTGATTGCATCTATGATCGCCTTTTCTCCACCTTCAAAATCCTTCTCGCTGCCTTTCAAGTATTTATACTTCATCACTCACCTCATCACTTTTAAATTTACCACCAGCGGCCGCCCATACTTCCTTGGCGAAGTTGTATCTTGGTATGGATGTTATGCATTTGCGCGTGCGTCCGGTTGCATTACAAAGAAACGAATCATCAACCATGCGCTCATCCATCCACTCTTCAAAAGTATTTTTCTTGTTCGATTTCATCCGCAATCCTCCGGTAAATTTGATCTCTTTCTTCTTTTGAAAGCATCTTAACCGCAATCACTCCGCCTAACTCTGGCGCTTTCTTTATTGCCTTGCGATGCATCGCCACCCGGCAGCGTACGGAGCAATACTTCATCTCCTTGCGGCAGTCATATGGCAGATTGTTGTCGCAGTCTGGATTTTGGCACTTTCTCACTTACACCTCCCGTTGCTGTTCATACTGATTGTAACGCCTGCCGTTACATTGTCAACAATAAAAAGGGGCCGAAGCCCCTAATGGTTACTTTTTCTTTTTAGACTTACCGGCCTTTGATAACGCAATGGCGATCGCCTGCCTTTGTGGCTTCCCTGCCTTCATTTCCGTGCGTATGCTTTGCGATACGACTTTATCTGACCTACCTTTTTTGAGTGGCATTATAGTGTTAACTCCTGACCAGACAGCAGAGTTGGCGTGACGGTTCCTGATGTAACCAGCTGAACGGTAGCCCCGGCCGGTACGTATGCGCTGATGATCTTCTTCTCTGTCAAGTTAACGGTGGCGATACCGAGCGTTGCGGTAATGCTGATTGCAGTCTCGATGCTGTCAACTGTAGCCCCTGCAACCTGGATATCAACCCGGGCATTCGATACGGTTGCGCTGTTCGCGCTCACTGCCATGTTAATTGTATACATGACCATTGTGTCGCGCGTTGCGCTTGGCGTGAATACTGAGTTAAATGGGCGGCCAGCTGCAGCAATGTTGCTAACGGATCGGAAGTTTAGTGCATAGAACCCAGGCGTTCCGCTTGCATTGGTGCCGTAGTAGAACCGATTGCCAGCCACGTCTACGCCGTTAACCTTGGCCGAGTTATCAACAATGCCATCGTTGTTTACGTCATACACCGATTTGAGCATGTTTGCACCGGTAGCGATGCCTGCAAGTTTTGTTTGCTCTGCAGTGGTGTAATCGTTTGTCGATAACCCCTTACCGGCGACCTTGTCTACCTTCAATGCATCTTGAGAATCGACGTAGGTGATCGATGCTTTTGCGTCAAGTGATGGCTGCAGGTTTGCTATGGTACTAATCGCCTGCGTACCGGTATGATTTGATCGAAGGAATGCATCTCCTGCAATGCTCTGCGGGTCATACATGGAGCGCCACATATCACCGATATTAACATCGGCCCACGTTCGCTGATTAACAACCAGGTAAGGCCTGCCGCTTAATAGGCTGCCGCGCAGAGTTACCGCCCCGTCAGCACTGTAAATGTTAGTGGTGAATACCTGCCCCAGCGACACGTCAATCGGTGCGGCGAAGTTGCTGAACACGATCACCTTGTTGGCGTTGGCGGTAAGCGCACCAACGTTGCGTTTCCAAACAACAACACCATTGCAGATAAGCTCAAATATAGCATTGGTCTGATTTGATGCCGGGAGGATGGTTGCGGAGAACAGTCGGCGGCTAGCTGTGGCCGTAATGACGTAAGACGGGTTTGTCAGAATGTCGGCAGTGGATGATTCCAGCGTGATATCTGATGCGCCACCATCGGTATAGCTGCGATATGTCGGCAGTGGTGATGACGTGATATCAACCTTTTGCCAGGTTGGGATATAGGTTCCCGGGTTGAATAGGTTAGTGAAGAACACATTCTCACCGCCTGAGCTAATGCTGTGCGCCCCGCCAAGATAGTACGAGTTAGGCTGCGCAATCACAGATCCGTCAGCGGTTACCTTAACGCCGGTCGGTATTAGCTGATTGTTCGATGAATCAAACTTAAGCAAATCATCAGCCGCCACCCCAGAAGCAACTTTTACAGCACTCACATTTAGAGTCGCAGTCGTACCAGATACGCCAGTGAAGCTAGCATTGCCAGTTAGCGAGATTGTGTCGGCGAATCCCACCGGAACCGCGCCATTATTAACGGTTATCTGTGTTCCCACCGCTGGTTGCGCAACCAACTCATAACCCGTCCCGAGAGCGTTAACGCGAAGAAACTGACCTGCAACCAGGCTTTGTGGCATGTCGCCAAGGCCAGTTGTCTTAACGTTGCTGATTACAAATGATGAACCGTCACCAAATACCAGAGTGATGTTGCCATTGGAAACACTGCCGCTAACCGGCTTTACGTTTCCGGCGATATATAGGTTGATCATGTCAATGGTGCATGCCCGTGTCCTTAGCGAGCCACCATCATAAATAGGAACGTTGTCACCGCCCGTTACCTGCGATACCAAACTAAGATGTCTAATTTCCATTTCCCACCTCGATTAGTTGGTTCCCATCCTCATCAATGAGGGGGTCTGCTTCTATGTAGAACCTGTTGCGGTTAATGAACGGCTTGAAGCCTTGGCCGCGAGGCATGTCATTGCGACGGGCGAGTGATGGCACAAATACAATTGCCTTTCTGATTGCCATCTTGGCTTCATAGGCATCTGTTTTCATGTCCGGCGTAACCGGGCGCTGATAGTCGATTGCGATCTGGTTTGCCAGGCAAAGAGCTGCGCCATTCCATGCCCAATCAGGCAGCATGCTATCGTCATCTGGTTGCGGCGGGTCAACACTGAATGCATAGCCAATCTTAATGCCTTCTGCGTCCCACTGAGCCATCATGTCTTCCAGATCTTCCAGGGCATCAGCCATAGATTCTGGCTCTACCTGCGTTAGCGTAGCGCTACTGGCTACGCCAATCTTACGCAAAGCCTTGCGGACAATATCACCCTTCGTCTTTGCCATCATATTCACCTTTTGGTTTGCGGCCGCGCTTCTTCTCTTGAGGTGCTTCACCAAGCGGATGCAATCGCCAGCCATCAGAAAGATGAGCGTCAACATCGGAATCAGCAACCACGATGTAATCGTATCGCTTACCCCAAATTTCTACCTGGTCGCCATCTTTGTAAAGTGTTCGCATGTCATTTCCTCATATTAAAAAGGAGGCCGAAGCCCCCTTTATTTTATAACTCTACCGATGATTACGCCACGCCGTAGAACTGACCGGCCATCATTGGGTTGAGGATTGCGAACGCTGGCAGAATATCGAAACGCATGAACTGCTTGTTCGCGTCACCGTCGGAATATTTGTGAACACGAATAGACAGACCGGCTTTGTTTGCGCTCATTACTGCAGAGTCCAGTGAGTGCAGTTTTGGCAGCTCAACAGTACCCATTGCGATGGCCTTTTCATTGTAGAACAGGCCAGGGCGCGCGGAAGTGGTTGCAGCACCTTTAACAGTAACAGCCATGCCAGCAGTGATCGGAGCGGACACGGTGTTATATTGCGGGTTGGTTGCGTCGATGATTGCCGCGCCAGAAACAACAACGCTTACGGTTGTGCCGGTGCTGGTTACATCGTTAACCACGGTTGCAGTGAACTTGATCGGGCCTGCGTTGTTGCTCAGGGTTTGTTTGTTCTGCTGGTTCAGCCAGTAAGTGGTAGCGAATTCCAGCTGATCACCAGCTTTCAGGGTCGCGCCGTTGGTCACACCAGCCAGAACGATAGTCATCTGGTAGGTATCTTTTGCCGCGATATAGTCCACGGTCGGAGTTGCTGAAACAGTGATGCCGGTTGCCCCAGCCAGGGAGCCGGTAGTGCGTGCAGGCAATGCGTTAGACATGATTGCGCGAACGCCGCCGAAGTTGGATGCGATTTGTGCATCTTCCCACGCGGTGCGAACCAGCTGATCAACAGCACCAATGCTTGATTGGCGGTCCGCCAGATTCTGCGCTGCCCATGGGTTCATAACCGCATAGTTGGTGCCGGTTACGCCGATGTCTTTCAGCATAGAGCCAGTCTGAGCAACATCGCCCCATTTGGTGATCGGGGTGTTGAAGTCACCCAGGGACAGCGCGCCGTTAGCCTGAATAAATTTACCCAGCTCCAGCTCCAGCGCGGTTACGAGCTGCTCGGATACCGGCTTTAAGATTTCTTCCAGCTGGTTCAGCTGAATTGCTTGCTCCAACGAAGTCCACTCTACTGCCACGGTGGCGTAGTTGGTGATCTTGGCTGCAACCTTGCCGGAGATGATGTTGTTTTTGTTGGATGAAGAAATATCACCACCCGGGGTGCGAAGGGTGCTGTACTGGTGCGGTCGCTTAATCCAAACGGTGTCGCCGGTGTTAGGGTTAATTTCACCCTGAATCAGCTGGCGGTCTACGGTGTTCAGCAGAACGCAATCGCTCATGAACATAGGGGCGAACTTTTTCAGGACGATTTGACTGACGTTGGAAGATAAGTTGTTAGCCATAATTAAAAACTCTCCGATGAATTTTATTTAAACACTGCATCAGGCAGCACTTTAGCCAGGGCAATATCAGCAGATGAGCGGCGCTGTACGCTGCCACCTTTAACCTCTGGCGTTGAGGATTGTTGCTTCTTACCTTTTGGCAGTGTCTTAGCTTTAGCCTCGATATTGCCGATTAACCATCCGATTTCAGCGGGGTCAGTGGCCTCGGATAACTGCTTGCGCAACTCAGCATTGGAGCCAATAGCCATTACAACCAGAGTCGGATTCTTGGCGCGGTCGAGAATGAAATTCTGATGTGAAATCGGAACCTCTTCCGTTACGCGCCGCTCTGCAACATCGAAGCCTTTAAACTTAACTGCCTTTCGATCTTCCAGATATTGATTGACCTTGGCGTTGTGCTGCTGGCGATATGCTTCATCGCTTGATTCTTTCTTGGCCTTAGCGTCGTCGATCTTGCGCTTTGTATCATGCCACTCAGTTAGCTTTTGTTCGAAAGCAACCTCGTCATAATCGGAGCTTTCAAGCGTCGGCTTTGGTGGCATCTCCTGGATTTGAACTGGCGCAGATGTTGCCGCATGTCGCAGCTCTTTCAACTCCCGCTCTTTCTCCTTGATGACATTGCGCAGCGTCTTAACTAATGCCGGATCCTTATCTTCGTCACTGGAAGGCGACTCCAGCTTTTCATCGCCAAGATAGAATTCCTCTTCGTCATCGCCAGGCTCTTGCGGTCCTTCCGGATCTACTGGATCTTCCGGGTCATCGCTGGGGTCTGGCTCAGGGTCTGGATTATTACCAGGCTCTGACTTATTAGCATCAACTTCCTGCCAATCATTACCAAGTTCAGCAATCGGCTTATTCTCGATTTGCTGCTCGGCTGGAACTTCTGCCTCTTGAACGATTTCGTTTTCTGCCTGTTGCATTTTAAACCCCTATATACTCAGTGATTAGCTCCACCGGAGAGCAAGGACATATTAGCGCTTTTCACTAACATTTGGCAAATAAGACTAACTTTATTTATTGACAATTTAAAATAGCCCATCCGTGGGCGTTATAATTATTGTTGCGTCGGCTGCTGGAATTGCTGCATTCCTTCCATCATTGCCTTCGCATTATCCCTGGAGTTGCTCTGCTCCTGCTGGAAGAAGTCGCCAAGCAATTTAACCGCATCCATTACGCGCTGCTTGGTGATGTTGTCCGCCTCTGCGATAGTCTTAACTGTCTGGGCCTGTTTGAGCTGCGCATCCTGCTGGGCTGTAAATGCTTTAACCTGTGCAGTTAGCTGGTTGGTCTGCGCGTTAACCATCTTGGATTGCCCATCAAGCAGCATTCCTTGTGCAGCCATTGCTTGTGCATCAGGCTGCTGCGATGCCGCCTGTTGTGCCTGCTGAACCATCTGCTGCTCTTCTGGGGTTTTAGGCTTCATTACCCCCTGGAGCAACAACTGCTGGCGGTTGTAGTCTTTCAGTTCGCTAATGCCTTCCCCGTCCATTGCATCGATGATCATGCTCATGATGATTGAGTAGTATGGATGCTGTGGCGGTAATGACTGCAGGATTGCTGTTAGCTGCCTAACTGTTGCATCACGACGAGACGCGAACGATTCACCAACATCAACAGAAACCTCGTACTTGCCAACTGACAGATCATTAAGCGCAACGGTCTGCCCGGTCTGGCGATCGATAACTGCGCCATTCAGCAGAACCATATCATCCGATCCATCTTCATTCATGACGCGCATTGGCTTATCTGAACCATAAACCTCGCGAGCCATTGACAGCCACACCACGCCACAGCGGCGCATTGATTTAGCCATGTTATCCATGTAGATAAATGACTGCGTATCCAGGCGGTTGAAGATTGAATCGACAGTATCGCTTGCGATGTTGCTAGGAATGTTATCGATGCCAGCAGAACCGGTGATCTGCTGCATTGACTGCCCGGTGTATTGCAGCAAAGCTGCGACCGCTGGTGATAGTGGGGTTGATGGCGTATAACCACTAACCGATGCGGCGGCAATCACATTGCCGGATGGGTCGCGCAAGCTTTCCATTGGAAGGAACGCTGGTCGATTGGTGTTCCTGTTTGCCCAGTGCTTAGCTAGCGGACCAGGGATCATGTTCACGTCAACGATTGGGATATTATCTCCGCCAGTCTGAGTTGCATTGTCTGCAACCATAGAAACCATCAGGTTTTCCAGCCGCTGGGCATCCATCGCTTTCGCCGCATGCCCCTCGATGCGCTCCATGTTATCCACGAATGAGCGTCGGCCGTAGAATGGGATCAATGGAATGTGCTCGCCAGGGATGCGCTCAGGGTCTTTTAGCCATTCAGAGCCAGACATCAGACCGCAATAAACCCGGCGCTTCTTGACGGTTCGCTCGCCAAGGAATTGGAATGCGCCAGAGTCTGACAATTCGTCTTCAATGTCCTTGATTTCGTCCTCGTCATAGATTGCGCGCTCGCCTGTCATTAGGCTTTGATATGCCATCAACTTGACATTCTCAACCTTGATTTCGTAGTAGCGTCCAACATACACAGCATCAGGCGTGTTCCAGTCGTATTGGCTGTTATCGGTGTTATGGTCTAGGCTGGCGCATTCTGCATCTGGATATTCAGCCTTGAATGCATCAGGTGTCATGGAGAACATCTCCATAGCCCACATAGCATCGGAGCGATCGTATTGCTTGGCGTCCTGGTCGAAGAAAACGCAGTTTGCCGGGTCATATACCGGAAGGAATGAGATGCGCTGCTGCTCATTGGTCGGATCCATTTCATCTTCGTACTCAGCACAAAGACGCCAGCAACCCATGCCGCCAACCACTCCATCATCAAATGCGTTATCGCAAGCCTCGCCACCGCTTGTTTCTTCATAATCAGCGCGGAACTTACCATTCATCTTTTCAGCTAGCATCTCTGATGCCTGTCCGTCTTTTGGGCGGAACTTGACTGAGATTCGATTGCGTCGATATTCGCTGATGATTCGATCACATTCCCTGGCAACCTTGTTTAGCTCGAAGCGTGGATATTTATCAAAGCGGTTATTGCCAGAGTCAACACTGCCGAAATCCCACCCAGCGTTGGTGCTTCCTTCCCACTGGGCGCCACGAACGCGGACGAATCTCTGAGCCTCCACAATCTGCGTGCGCATGTCGTTTGTTTGCTCGTAGGCCTTATTGAAATTCCGCTTGGCCTTATCGTGCCATGAATCTAACTTTTCTTGTTTGGTCATTATCAGCCAACTCCGCATGGGATAGTGTAATTTGAGTAATCAGGCTTAATCACCGGACTCCACTCTAGCATTGACATCATCACGGCATCGGCCATGTTTGGAGACTTAATCTTTAGTTTTGATTTCATCTCGTCCTTGGTCATTATCTGAAAATAACCGTTGCCATTTGCCTTTCTTGGTATTCTACACAATTCAGCTCGTAACTTCGCAAGGCTCTTGATGTCGCTTGATAGGCTGATCATGTCTGCAGGGTCTACATATTCACCTTTATGCACCGCGCGATAGGTGTTAAAGAATCGGTCAGCCAGTCGCTTATAGAATTGCGATCTCTTCTTCTGGAACACGTCTTTGTTCTTGCGCCAGCTTTTTGGATCATCAACATCATCGCATTGCTGATAGATGGCCTCTGCATTGTCTGGCGATTCACTGCCTTTAAACTGGATTATATCAACCTTCTTGCCAGCGAGAGCCTCAGTAACCTGGCGGCGCAAACTCGCCCCAAGTCCGTCACAGTCCCACGTAAATAGATCTGCTCGGTTATCTATTGCATAGTTAGTCGCCCAATCGGTAGCGTCGTTCACGTCACCGTCAAGCTTTTCCTGCACATCAAGCACTAGTGATCCATGCCGCAATGATAACGCCTTGGCATCCCCACCCATGTCGGCCGGGTCATAGGAAACTATCTTCATCCCCGAAGGCTTCCAACCAAGCTTTTTATGAGCGTCGATAGCCGCATCAAACCATTCAGGTTGAATGATTGAATCCTCTACGTCATCACTGAACTCACCGCGCCATATCCAATCATATTTAGATTGAGACATGTAACCATTCTTTAGCTTAGCCTGGTCTTTCTCCAGCTCTTCTCTCAGCGTCTTATCTTTCGCGAACCATGGGTTATGCTCATAGCCAACCTTGATAATTAGATGGTGATCATCCTCGTAATAACCATCTCTCAGCAACGCATCTTGGAATGGAATGATAAACGCCTGGCTGATCGGGCTTTCGCTTGAGCGTGGGTTGAACGTGAACCATAGTTCCGCATCATCAATGCCGCGCAATGTTGGCCCCATTACGTCAAGAGACTCCTGGCTTATCGTCTCAGCCTCTTCAGTCCAGAATCGCTTATAGCCATACAGGGATTTCATGTTCATTAGGTTGCTGTTCAACCCCCAGAAAGAGAACATGGCGCCATTTGAATGACGTATCTCACCCTGGCTTTCTAGCGGTCTGAATCCTTCAAATCCTAATCGACGAATCTCACCCTTTAGGCCTTTGAATACAGATTCCTTAAGTGACTTCTGAACCTCACGGAAGCACATCACGGATGAACCAAAATCCTTTGCCTCTGCCGCAAGAACGTCCATGGCGAACATGGATTTCATACCGCCTCGTCCGCCATATGCAATCTTGTATTTCTTCTTTTTGATCAGTAGCGGCTCAAGTCTTTCTGCAATAAGCACATCCGGATCAGATTCTGTTAACGAAAATGACTCACCGTCGCGAACCCACCGGCGAACGACATTAAGCTCCATGTCGACGATGCCATAAACAGTCATCTTTTTAACGCCAGAGCCATACATGCTAGTGACCTCAGCCTCCAGCCTGTCTAGTTTACTCATCAGCGCTTTGGACATTTACACCCCCACCAGAAAGCATCTTCTCTAGCTTGGCTACGCGCTCCATTAGCTCAGTAACCTCTTGAACGTCGATGCCTATCTTGATTATATCAACCACTTGCTTACCGATATCAGGAGGTATTTCTCCGGTAGACACGGCTTTGATTATTGCTTCAATTTTCTCTACCGGAGTTCCATTTTCTGGGTACTGGAAGTTAATCAATGGCGCGGTTTGTTTTGATGTTGGATGAAGGCGAATTAAAACCTCTTTCATCAACTGAACTTCACCGCCTAGCGCCTGAGCTAGGATATTGTCGTAAAAGTCCTCAACCGTTAGCGACTTTCTTTTTAGAGCCTCTTCAATGAGCGTCGATTTAGACTTCCCTCGTCTATTATTTGGTTGCCTATCGGCTGAAAATTGAGTGCCCTTGTTTGCCATGTTCCGTATTCCTCCCGTATTAACGGGAAATATAGCACAAAAAAGCCCGAATTAACGGGCTGTTGTTATTTGCCGTTAAGGCTTGCTAAATGCTTGCACATACAGCTTTTCACCGCCCACGGTTGTATGCAGAACATCCAGATCACCCTGTGGTACAAATCCAGCCACTGCGGCAGCAGTTGCCAGCGCCGTGAACTTAGATCGGTCTGAGTGCTGAACGATTTTATAATCAGTCGCAGCGGTTGCGCCGGTAGCGATGGCCTGGAAGAATTGAACCTTACCGCCTACGGTTTCCAGGTCAACACGGACGGAGCCAGTTGGTGGCTTGGTTGCGATGTTTGCCTTAACTAATGCAGTTACTGCATCCGCGCTAGAGCTAGTCACTATTTCAAATGTTGTAATTGCCATGATGATTTCCTATTGAAATGCGGTTTGTTTGTGCTGGGCTGAATCAACTGCTTTTCTCGCTATAACAACCCAATCAACATTATTGCCGCCATCTGTTGATTTTGCTATTGCGATCTCTTCGCTTACTGACATTTGTAGTAGCTGGAATCTAAGCTGTGAAGAGCCAACAAACTCCCTGGCCAGCTTCACAGCAACAACGTCATTCCCGAGCATGTTAAAGATCGCCAGTGTTAGCTGCTCGCTTTCAGTTATTGGTAAAAGGTCATTCATTTTTTTCACCGTGCCCTTTTAAATTGCGGGAACCGCCTTTTCATGTAGCGAGATGACTTCATTTTAATACCACATATAATGATACTATTAGAATAAACCAGAACAAACCAAGCAAACATATAAGGATGCGCCAAAATGTTTTCCTTTTCATTTAAACACCCCGCCATAGTAAGCAGTTAGCGCCCCGACGATTACAGCTCCGACAATGATAGTCCTAATCTGCTTGCTGATATCGTTGATTATTCCACGTATTGGCTTTTGTTCTGCCTGGTCAATTTCCAGTGACTTAACTCTATCACCAAGGATCTTCACTTCTAGCTTTGTGGCATCGAATTCCTTTGACTGGTGATCCATCCTCGTTACTAGCACCCTAATTTCAGTCGTCAGAGCGGCAATCCCCCGGACTAGCTCGCTCACTTGAGACGTCAACTGGTTGTTTTCCTGCATTGTGTAAGCTCCAAAGCGCTCTAGCCCCTATGAGAATCGCCACGATGCAGAACGCCAGGATTAGATAGATATGCACCGATAGCCCCAATGGTTATGAGTATGATGTCTGCGGATACCTGAATCAACCTGTCATTCTCGTAAATCCAGGTTATGGAATCCGGAAAAATCTGAAAGTCAAGTAACAGGATACTCGTTTCAATCATAAGCAGCAAATAGACGCATGCAGAAATCTTATCTAATGCATGCGGATTTGGGGTTGATGCGCAGAATAGGATTAATGATAGGTAAACAATTATGTATGTTGCGAGGATGGTTGATCCGTCAACACTCATAGAAATGTATAGAATGTTAACTATTGCAGAAAAAAGCAAATAAGCAGCCACCGAAGTGGCTGCCATAGATTTATGAGTAGACCAAATCTGACTTGCCGCCATTGCGATTGCGAGGCTTAGAAGTAGGCTTGGACTTGCCAGCAGGCTTTGTGTCATTTTTCGCTGTCCGATAGAATTCTGCTTGCCGCTTGGTTGGAGTTACTCTGGCCATCATTCACCTCACTAGTTAATACTTTGAATGCGATATAAATACAGACACCACACAAGAGTATCACCATGATCGGGAACAAGGCCAGAGCGTTCATTATTTTTTGCCCTCCGGTGCTGCTGGTAGTGGCATCCAGTGGGTTATCTTGTCGTCTTGCCGGTACTCTTCTTCTGCATCAACAAATACACCATGCTTAAATACATAACCGCCAAAAACTCCTCCAGAACTGTTTAGCGTTATGATATTTTCACCCTCTTCTGGCATCCGCTCGCTGCACGCTATCCAACCATCCTGCATTGCTGGCGATGGCTCGACCATATCGAGCGCAACCTCGGAATGGTTCAGCATTGCGGCGCGGCAGGCGTCACCATCTTCGCCGAAAATTGCACGTTCCAGCACATCAATGGCTTGAGACGGAACATGGCTGTATTTGTCAAAAGCTTCACCCTTAATGCGCTTCGCAATCGAAAATAGCCTATCTTCCTGCTTGTGATACAACTCCCGCACGTTTTTCAGATGCTGGTAATCGTCCGGCACTGCTGGCGCTGGAGGGGCGGTGTATAGCGCTAGTCTGTCATCTCCACTAAGTACGTCTTTAGAGCTTGCCCAAACACGACCGCAACCCCGCGCTCCATCAGTTAAATCCTCTAGCATTTGAGCACCGATGTACGCCACCGGCTGCGCCTCCCGGTTAGCCAGGAGTTCTGCTGCCATCGATTTGTATTCATCCCAACTGCACTTACAAATCATGTTCGGATCGGCCAGTTCTTTGAGCCGCTCAGTCGTTAGTGTCTGTGTCATGCATCCCCCTGCATATGCTTTTGGCAGTTTGGGCAAACCCAGCCGCCATTGATTTTTTTCCACCCAGCCTCTTTGGCGTCAGAAAATAAGAAGGTCATGCAATCTGCTGCCGATTTTTTCGTGTCGTCAGCCATCACATGCGGGTCATCGTTATCGTCTGACCAGCAGCGTGTTCCGCTCCATACCGCCCGGCCTTCCCCACGCATTTCGCAGCGCAATGAAATGAAAATTGCCATCCTACTCATCCCCCTCTACGGTGAAGCCAGCGGCGCGGATAGCCTCAACCACATAGCGTCGGCTCATCACAGTTGAAGCATTCAACCGCACCGGCGTAGCCAGCTTGGCTTCCAGCTCGGCGATGCGCTTTTCACGCACGGCTATTGCATTTTCGCAGCAGCCTTTTGCATACCTGACGTCCGCAAGATAACCATTCCCGCGCTCTATCTCTGCCAGCAGGGCGGATACGTACTCTTGCGAGTAGAGATTTTTCATCTCACCGTCTGACATTTCCATTTGGCATGCCGGCTTGCTCAGTTCGCTCAGCTTATTGTCCATGATGGCAGTCCTTCAGGTAGTCCAGCAATTTCAGAACAGCCCAGCAGTAGAGGCTGAGTAATGCGCCAGCTATGAAGTAGGCCACAGGGCCGTGTGCGGTAACCTCGATGACGGAAAACTGAAGCACTGCCGCCGCTAAAATCAGGGTGCGAAGCGCACCGATAAACATGCTCATAATGCTTTCTCCTGGGATTCAGCCGCTTTAGTCCAGCAAAGTTGTGTTGCGTAAACGGATTTGACTCTCTTCACCTGCCCCTGCGCCTCGAGTTTCTTAAGGCGTCGCAGCACAAATGACGTTTTCAACTCCCGGAACCCATCGCTGCGCAATATGTTGGCAATGATATAGGTCATGCTGTTGCTGTGACCCCATTTCGTCATTGCCGCCAGAATTTCTTCATCTGTTGGGTTGATCTTACGATTAGCCATGCTGGCCTCATCACTGCCGACTGTATTTTCAGTGTCATGAACAAAAACACCCGGCACCTTTCCCGCAGCTATAGCATCGAACAGAGCGCAAACATCATCGAAATCACGGCCACCATTTGGGAAGAATTCTTGCATTACGGAAACAGCATTATCTTTTTGATTTAACATTTTATTTATCCTTCAGTCGTTGTATTTCCGCCTCGGCGACTTTGAGCGCTTCGACAGACTCGGTAAGCATTGAATCAATTCGCTCTAAGCGCTTTTGAAGCCGCTCTTCACTTGGCCGTTTATTCCAACTTGCTGCCGCTTCCTCTGCGGTTTTATGCCAGCCAATTCCAATTGGCCCATCCATGTAGTTGGTTTCGCAATCGTCGCATTCAGCCAAGTAAAACTTCTGGTGAAGCATTACCGCTGGCCCACCACAAAACGGGCACGGCTTCAGTTCATTTGCCATGCTGGGCCTCATCGATAGACTGGAACGGCTCACACGATGACGTGCAGCCGTCGCCGTCGTCGGGGTTTGATTTGGTCAGATAGATAAGCTGCTGCCGGTCTTCAAGCTGAGCATCGGCGATAAGCTGATCCGTGTTGCGCTTCCGTCGCCACCAGGTATGGCCGCTGGCGGCTTTCACCATGCCGTGCTTCTGCTCCATCTCACGATTCCATGTGAACCATTCAGGGTGTTCGTGGGCGATTAGGTACAGCTTCGCATCGCTCTTCTTGAAGCACGTCAGGCAGTTGCCGTGGTGCGGCGGGATATTCAGCTTAAACGGCATAGCGTCCCAGAATTCGTTCACGTCCTGCTTATCGAAACCACCCCAATGGCAAAGCGGATAAACGAGGTTGTAGCGCTTAGCCGCGTCTTTGTTCGGATCAGCTCGCTGTGGCTCATCGGCTCGCATGCCGATAGCTGTCTTTGCTGACCATCCGCGCCGAGCCAGGCCAACTTCACGCATCCATGAGCGGATTGTCTGAGTTTTCAGATAATCGCTGCATTTTTGCCGAGAGACATTAGGGATACCCTCAACGCTGATCAGCTGCTCGAATGGTTCGCCGTTCCGCGCCGCCGTTTCAAATCTCACCACCTTGTGAGCCATGCCAACACCATGAATCGGGCTGGTAACCCCTTCGAGCCAGACCACATTCAGCCCGAAGTGCCGATCGCATCTATCCACAAATTTCAGTGTTTCTTCGTGCTCTCGTCCTGTGTTCGCAAAGACAAAATGAAAATCGAAGCAGTCGGCGTAGTTCTGCAGCAGGAAATCGCACATGAACGCCGACGACTGGCCCCCGGAGAAGCTAACGACCATCGGCTCTTTTGGCTTCAGTTCATTTGCTGGCATCACTGGGTGCTCTTTCATTTGGCCTCCCGCAGCTCGGTGGCGAACAATTCCAGGTCATAAATCTGGTTTCGGACTGCTTCCTGAGTAGCGCCATATGCATGGGTGTCTGGATGCATTTCAGCGAGCGCTCGTTCCTTTCTGCTTATGAGGTTTTCAATGACTGCAACTGCTCCCCGCGCTTCGATAGCGGCAAGGGCGGCACCTACCTCTTCAACAATGTCGTCAAGGTATGCGTGCCAGTTGCTCCACTCTGGAAGCTCTCCGGTCACGGTCTTGTATATTGAGGCCAGCGCATTTCGTGCAGCATCGCGCTCCACAGCTAGCGCATCGCGCTCAGCCTTCACAACTTCCAGCTCAGAAAACAA